CTTTGCAATTCTTTTCAGTACTTGTTAAACGAGTAGAGTTGATGTCTCGTTTAGGTAAGCAGTATGATAATGATCGTGACGTATATGAAGCACTTGGCTATCCTACTACAATTGAGTACAAAGATTATGCAGTTCGTTACAGTCGTCAGGATATGGCAAAGGCAGTTATTGATCGTCCAGTAAAACATACATGGAAAGGGAGTTTGCATTTAATAGAAAGTGAGGATGATAATGAAACGATGTTTGAACAAGCATGGGATGATTTGAACAAAAAATTAAAGTTGAAAAACAAGTTTATCAGAACAGATAAGCTATGTTGTTTAGGAACGTACAGTATTTTGTTGTTAGGATTGGATGATATACGTTTTTCAAGTGATTTTATTAATCCAGTATCTTCTGGAAAGAGAACATTATTATATGTCCGTCCACTGGGAGAAAATAACGTTACAATACATAGTTATGATAATGATCCTAAGAGTGAACGCTATGGTCTTCCTGTACAATATGATATTACACTGGAGGAAAAAGGTTCGGGTAAATCTTATGTATTACGTACTCATTACAGTCGGATAATTCATATCACTCGCGAATTACTGGAATCAGAAGTTAAAGGTATTCCATATTTGGAATCTGTGTATAATCGTTTAATGGATTTGGAAAAGTTGGTAGGAGGAAGTGCAGAGATGTTTTGGAGGGGAGCCCGTCCTGGTTATCATGCTAAAGTTGATCCAGAATATAAGATGACAAATGCAGTGGAGGATGATCTCAAAGCGCAGTTTGATGAATTTGAACATAAACTGCGTCGTATTTTGACTACAGAAGGGATAAGTATTGAAGCATTGGCAGCTCAAGTGTTCGATCCGAAAAATCACGTTGATGTACAAATACAAATGATTTCCGCTGTTACGGGGATACCAAAACGTATGCTTATGGGGAGTGAACGGGGGGAGTTATCCAGTACACAGGATCAAAATGAATGGGATAGTTTTATTCAAACTCGTAGGGAGGAACATGCAGAAGTTAATATAGTTCGTCCTTTTGTTGATGCTTGTATAAGATATGGTATTTTACCAATTCCTTCAACAGAGGATTATCAGGTAGGGTGGAGTGATTTATTTGCACATGGAGAAAAAGAATTGGCTGAAGTTGGAAAAATACGAGCTTCTGCTTTGAAAGAATATGCCAGTATACCTGTGGCAGAGGAAGTAATACCAGTGGAGGCATTTTTGGATATGTTTCTTGGTTTATCTCAGGATCAGATTAATTTGATTAAAGAAATGCGGGAAGCTGCCATTGGAGAAGAACGAGAGTTGAGTCCTGAGGAGGAGGAAATAATTACACAACCTATTCCTGAACAGGAACAGGAGGAAACAATTGAAGAGGAAGAAGATGAAGAGGAGTAATATACCAGCAATGACGCCAAAAGAGGTGCATGACTACCTACGACAGATAGGTAGTCAATGGACTGGTCAAGGAGCGGCTGTTGAATTAGGTTGTTGGTTAGGAGCAACCACAGTACCACTGTTGGAAGGATTGAAACAGGCAGGATATAATCTTCCGTATTATTGTTATGATAAATGGAAGGCTAATATTCAACAAATTGGTATTGCTAAGGAGGAAGGTATAGAAATTCGTCTTAAACAGGATTTACAGCCGTTATTTGAACGTTTCGTTCGTCCGACGTATAATTATATTACTTGTTATCGAGGACGCATAGAAACGGAGATAAAGCGATATAACGGGGGTAAAATTGAAATATGTTTATTCGATGCTCCAAAGAAGAATCCAGTATTCATTGAGTCTGCAAAAGTAGTAACAAAATATTTCATTCCTGGGGTAACTGTGTGGGGATTGTTGGATTATTGGTTTTACACCAAACATAAAGGAAAAGAACGAGAAGATTTATTTACACCAGTTGAATTTATGGAAAAGAATAAACATTGTTTTGAAATGATAAAAGACTGGGGTAGCAATCACTGCAGTTGTGCATTTTTCAAATATAAAGGAGGCAAAATCGTTGTGTGATATTTGTACATACGAGCAACCAGTAGTTTTGACGGCTAAAAATATTAACCGATATGATCCTACTCGTACTACTATACTCAGGGATAGGTTTGTACGGGAAATAAATCGTCGATTTAAAGAATTAACTCGAGTTATTGTAGAAGCTATTGTTGATCAGGATTGTTTCGGTCTCCAACCACAGAAATATCAATTAACTCCGCCAGGACGTAATGCGTTTAACTTTGCTCGTAGTCAGGATAAAGTACAAGCGTTTATGGATTGGTTACGATTACAGAAAGATAAAGGATTATTGGAAACAGGGGAATTCATACAATTAGGACAACCTATTGATCGGGCATGGACAAATACATATATTACTGATAGTTATAAACGAGGAGTAATTCGTGCTCGTTATGAAATGGAACACAGTAAGGTGATGAATGTACCATCATTAGAAAGTACTGGAGGAATTGAGGTGGCGATGGCAACTCCATTTCACATGGATCGTGTAGGAGTATTATACACTCGAGTATATGAAGAGTTGAAAGGTATAACTGATCAAATGAGTACTCAGATTAGTAGAGTATTGAGTCAGGGAATGATTGATGGAGATAATCCACGTTTGTTGGCTCGTAAATTGGTGGGAACGATTAATGGAAGTGGAATGGGAGAATTAGGATTAACTGATACACTGGGACGGTTTATTCCTGCTCGTCGTAGGGCGGAAATATTAGCACGTACAGAAATTATCCGGGCACATCACATGGCCACTATTCAGGAATATCGTAATTGGGGATTGGAAGGAGTACAGGTAATAGCGGAGTTTCGTACGGTTACAGATGATCGAGTATGTGAACAATGTGCAGCTTTACATGGTCGTCAGTTTACGTTGGATCAGATTGAGAATATGATTCCTGTCCATCCGCAATGTCGATGTATTGCATTACCGATTACTAAGAAAATGGAAAATAAGAAGGAGAAATAAACTATGCCCTGGACTGTAAAAGATGTTGAAAAATATAAAAAAGGACTTACTGATAAACAGAAAAGTCAGTGGGTTAGGATAGCCAACAGCATACTGGCAAAATGCATAGCTGATGGAGGAACAGATGAAACTTGTACGCCTAAAGCCATAAGACAAGCTAATGGAACAGTAAATAACAATAATATGGAAACAAATTTTTGCATTCACAGTATACAAACTGATGATTACAGAATAAGAATCAAGATGTATCAAAAACGCAAACATATCATTGTACCTGTAGTTATGATGGTAGAAGGAGTACATAGTGGTAGTCACGGAGCAATACTTCATACTCAGGAAGAATTAGCAAAGTTTACTGGTGCATGGAATGGTAGACCTGTAACAGTTAACCATCCACAACAGGATGGAATGAATCTTTCTGCAGCTGACAGCCCGGAAGTGATGGAACAGACCGTAGGAACTATTTTTCATACGAAAATGGAAGATGGTAAGTTGAAAGCAGAAGCATGGTTGGATGAAGAAAAACTAACCACTGTTTCTCCCACGGTACTGTCTTACATAAAACAGGGATTACCCCTGGATGTCAGTGTGGGTGTTTTTACCGACAGCGACATGACGGAAGGAGAATGGAACGGAGAACAATATACATCAATAGCACGTAATTACCGTCCGGATCATCTTGCTTTACTGCCTGGAGGCAGAGGAGCATGTTCTTGGAATGACGGTTGTGGTGTACGAATAAATAATGAAGGAGGTAATAGTATGGATTTTTCTGAAAACTTAAAACAGTTAAATCAACATGGATTTGCTGCTTACATGATTACCAATGAACAGGGAATGATGGAACGTTTGGATTTGATAAGGGGAAAGATCAATGCCATGGATAATGAAACAAGTATTCATTATTTGGGGGAAGTATTTGATAACTATCTTATCTACTCCAAAAGTATACGGGGAGTTGAAGGATTTGAATTATTCCGACAGGATTACCGGTTAACAGACCAGGATACAAAGATTGAATTTGTTGGAGATCCTGTAAAAGTGCGAAGAAATGTGGAATACATTGCAATGTCTATGCAGGGGACAAATGACCTGCAAAATAATAATTCTAAAAAAGGAGGTAAAGTTATGGCTAACGAAAAATCTCCTTGTTGTCTTGCTAAAATTGAGCAGCTTATTTCACATAAACTGACCAACTTTACAGATGCTGACAAGGAATGGCTGTTAAGCCTGGAAGAAGCGGTCATCGACAAGCTCTTCCCTATCGAACAAAAACCCGAACCTGCTCCTCAGGTAAATAAAACAAAGGCTTTGGAGGTTTTGAGTACCGAACTCAAGACTGTAGAGGATTATGTTGCTATTATGCCTAAAGAGATACAGGATCAGGTGAATGTAGGAATTGCTACCTACAAGGAGAAACGACAGGAAAAAATCCAATTGATTTTGGACAATGCTGAAAAGGATGTTTGGACAAAAGAAGAATTGGAAACAATGACGGACTCGATGTTGGATAAACTGAACAAAACACTGAAAGTTCACAACTACAGTGGTATGGGAGGCAATCCACCTAAATTGGAGAAAACAGTGGCTCCATTGAAACCCACTGGTATGTAATTTTTTAATTTTTAAAAAGGAGGTAAAATTATGGCGTATAAGACCATTAAAATTAAAAATTACCTGAATGTGTTTGAAGAAATAACTGGATCAGGCACCATTTATCCGGGTATGCTTTTGGAGCTTACCAGTGGTAATGCTGTTAAAGCACATGCTACAGCTTCAGGTAATGTTGTTCCGCCTATGTTTGCAATCGAAAATGAACTCGAAGGAGATGATATTGACGATGCTTACGCTACAACGGAAAGAGTACAGGTATGGATACCTACTCGTGGTGACATTGTGTATGGTATTTTAGCTGATGGACAGAATATAGCCATCGGTGATTTCTTGGAAAGCAACGGAGCAGGTTACCTGCAGAAATACGTTGCTGATGTAGTTGATGAAAGTTGGGAAAGTGGATCAAAACAGATTGCTCGTTCCATTTCACAAACTATTTACCCGCAAGCTATTGTTGGAGTTGCTGTGGAAGCTCTTGACTTGAGTGATTCCAGTGGAGCGGAATCCGGTGGAGCACTTGGATACAACAAACGTATTGCATTAAGAATTTTATAACAAAGAAAGGAGGAAATTATGAATGTAGATTTTTTAGCGAACGGAAAAGGTCAGGGAGAAGTTGCTTCATTTCTCTTGCAGAATGGTAGAATTGATCCCGGTACAATGCGTCCTTTTATCGATCCTGAAGATGGCAAACCGTATATTTCGATATATAAAGGAGGAGATCCTACTAAGGACGAAAGTTACAAGGTAGTTCCTCATACTTACGCCACGTTAAGGAGAGATGAATGGAAGCAGTTGGATGAAGCAATACTGGATGTTGCTCGCACAAGGTTGAATGGAGTGCAGGATTTGATTGATAACGGTCTTGTGTACAACTTAGGAAATGCTATGGGTACTACGGTATTGGAATGGCATGATGTAAGTGACGCAATGGAGGCTGATGTTACTATGGATGGTATTGCCCGTTCAAAAGGAGATCGGCTGGATTTCAGTCATGGATATTTACCCCTGCCTATCATACATGCTGATTATGAAATTAACAGTCGTGTATTAGCTGCCAGTCGTAATCTGGGAAATGCTTTGGATGTTACCAGTGCTGAACGTGCTGCTCGTAAGGTGGCTGAAAGATTGGAAAATATGCTGTTTACAAATACTACATACGCTTTTGGTGGTGGTACAATTTACAGTTATTTGAATCATCCGGATGCCAATACCCTGAGCATTAGTGCTTGGACTGGAGGATCATCGAAGACTCCGAGGGAAATGGTTGACGATGTGTTGGATATGAAACAGGCATTGATAAATGACTATCATTACGGGCCGTATATGCTGTATATTCCTACGGCTTATGAAACTGTAATTGATGGTGATTATCAGGATTCCATGTCCAATGGAACAACCAATACCATCCGGGAACGTATTATGAAAATTGCCGGTCTGAAAGGAATAAAAGTTGTAGATACTCTTCCGAGTACTACATTGATATTTGTTCAGATGACCAGTGATGTAGTACGCCTGGTGCGTGGATTGCCTATTCAGACTGTTGAATGGAGTCAGGAAGGGAATATGGTACATAAGTATAAAGTTATGACCATTCAGGTACCTCAGATTCGTAGTGATTACAACAATCGTAGTGGACTGTTGGTAGTAACGGCTTCTTAATTCACTGATTGACTAATCAAGTCATATTTTTCTTAGAAAGGAGGAAATATTA